CTGAGAGGACGGCGCAGTTCCCCCCGTCCCGACCAGCTTTGCGCCCTGCTGCGTCCACGTGCCGCCGGTGCGCGTCCATACCCAGGCGGCCCCGACATTGGTCGCATCGCCATACCCGCCGATCAGCGCGGTATTGCCATCGGAAGACAAGGCGACGGGAGAACCCTGAGAGGACGGCGCAGTTCCCCCCGTCCCGACCAGCTTTGCGCCCTGCTGTGTGAATGTCGCCCCGCTCGCTCCGCTCGCCGCCAGCAGCGCCAGAACCAGCACCGCCGCCCTAAGGGACATGCGAAACCCCCGCCGCGACCGTCGTCGCTATCGTGCCCTGCGCCGTCGCGATGGTTGCGTTCGCCCCCGCAATCGTTGCCGCCGGATACTGCGTCATGGCGGTTCGGATCGCATCTGCGACAAGATTCGCAACGTACTCGCCGTACAGACCGTTACGCAGGATCAGCACGGGCGCGGCGATGAGATGCGCTGCCGCTGCCGTTGCAATCTGTGCCGGAACAACACTGACCACCTGGCCCGCAACCGAGGCAACGCCGAAAATCTCCGCGCCGATCTTCAGACCCATTCCGCTCGCGATTCCAGCCGTCGAGGTCAGCGTCAGTGAAGTTGCTCCGCTCGCCGAGGCAACCGCAAGCGTGGTCGGCGGTGGCCCCGCAATGATGTTGGAGATCGCCGCCGTGATCGAGGTCACCGCTTCGGCGCTCATCGAGACGGTAACCGTTGGCTCAGTTCCGATAGTGATCGGAAAACTCGCCTGTGCAAACGCCGACAACGCAGAACAGAGCAGGAGGATAAGTCGCTTCATTTAGTAAGTCCCCACGATTTTGAACTCGACGAGTTTAGCTGTGCCACCCGCCGCCGAGATATTGAGATCAATGCTGCACGGAGCCACGGCGCACGTAGTCATGCCAGCACCAGAGAAACTATGCACAACTGGCGATGCGGCGAGCGTTCCGCCCGCCCAGGAACCGTTGCCGCACGTTGCAGGCCCGGTAAGCAGAGACGTTGCCGTCCCGCCCGTCATGATCGGAGTTACAACGGGAGATCCGGCGTCCGCTTTGCACGCGAACGCTGTGATCGTCCAGTCAGATCCGGTATCGTTCGTGCAGCCACCAGGGACGTTGTTGTCGTTCGCCAGTGCGGATGAGGCGGCGCCCGGATCGCCGGTAATCCCGAGGCAGGTTTTTGCGCGGTACTGAACGAGAGGTGGCGGCGCGCACGTCCCGCCCAGCGTGCACGTAGTGCTGTTGACGGTCATACTCGGCGTCGCCAGATTCGCGTTCGGAATCCCCGTCGGCAGCTTCCCGACTACCAGAGGCGTCCCGCTCCACACGCCCGTCGTGATCGTGCCCAGTGTGGTTATGTTTACCGTTCCCGCCCATGATGCGAGACTCGCTGCACTTGCCGCGATAGCTGCCGCCTGCGCGGTAGCAGCGACTCCGGCAGCGTCGAACGCGGTCGAGGCCTGCGTTGCGGCAGTCCCGAGCCCGAGATTCGTGCGGGCGGTGGCGGCCAGTGCGACATCGGAAAGGTTATTGGCGGGATTCAGTGGTGTGTAGCCCAGAGCCGTCGTGATGCCGCCCGATGTGAGCGCCGCGCCGGAAGGTGCGCAGGTCGATCCGAGCGTGCAGGCGGTTCCGTTCACGGTGACGATCGGATTCAGCAGCATGGCGTTGGTAACGCCAGAGGCGGGAATGATGACGGTGTTGACCGAGCGAGACAGGCCAGCGCCGAACGTGATGGGGAGTTCGTTACCGGCGTTCGCAGTCGCTGAGTTCTGGGGAGTAAATCCGAGAGCCGCCGTCACTGCCGGGCCGGTAAGTGCGGCGCCGGACGGTGCACAGGTTCCCCCCAGAGTGCAGGTAGATCCATTCACCGTCACACTGGGATTTGCCAGCATGGCATTTGTCACGCCCAGGGAGGGAATGGTGATCGTATTTGTTGAGCGGTTGAGTCCTGCCCCGAAGGTGAGAGGCAGTTCAAACGAAGGAACGCCGGAGAGCTTTCCCCACGCGAGGCCGGTAAGCCAGGCTGGATTTGAATAGCTGCCCGTGTTCACGATGACGTTCGCGGGAGGAATGCCGGAGTTGAGGCCGTTCCCCGCGCCGTCGCCCGAGATGAGGTTCAGCGTGGGGGAAATCGCCGCGCCACCCGGTCCGCCTCCCCCAGCGCCTGGCATCAGCACCCAGAGACCAGGCGAAGCCGGTGGAACGTTATTCAGATTGTTGATCGAAAGGCTGATATACCCGGAGCCCGCATAGATCACCATGTCCTGCGAGCTGTAGGTTGCGGTTGCGGACCAGTTCCCCGCGAAGTGCAGCTTGTTGTAGTACAGGTAAGAGGTGGTAACGGTCGTGCGTTGCGGATTCAGGATGCTTGGACCTGGAACAATCACCGACTGCGCGAACGCCGGGAGTGAAAGCACCAGACAGAACCAGAGCCGCATGAGGCTCTATTCGACTGGTCGAACCCAGGAAAATTACGGGAGCAGTTCGGCGTCAATCGTGATTGTGGCGGCTGAGCCGGCGCCCATGACCACCTGAATCGCCCACGACATCGGAATATAGATGCCCGCCGCGCCGAGCAGTTTCCCGCCCACCACGGCGGGGGTAGGGAGCCAGGCTCCAGGATACCAGTCCGCGATGTAGACGCCATTGACCGAGAGCATGCTTGCGCCCGCAAAGCCGACGATCGGCACGGGATTGCCGCCGGCCGGCGGAACGCCGCAGAGAAACACGCCATCGGTTCCCGCCGTCGTCGAAGCGCCGGTAACGGTGATGTAGAGCCGGATGCCCGATCCCCAGGTGGCTTGCTCGATCTTCGAGAACGTAGTACTTCCCGCCAGCAACGCCGTTGCGGCCATGACGTTGCGATGAATCGATTTATTCTGCATAGAGTTGCCTCACGAGTTCTCCGGCTGGATGTGGATACCAGCCGTCCCAGAGCAGGATATTCCCGGCCTTCACGGCTGCCGCGAGTTCCCCCGGATACTTCGCGGCTGTCGGATCGTTCACCTTGATGAGACAAATCGCGCCGGGGTAAACGGCGAGCGCCTCCGGAGGAGGTCCGAAGATCGCAGCCACGGAATTGTTGTAGGGCACGGTGTACGCATAGTGTCGGGTGGCTTCCCATTCCGGGAAGATCAGGACGCCGGGAAACGCTGTCGCGAGCTTCTCAAATGCCGCGGCAGCCGTAATCGCCCCATTGACGACATCCGAATCGACGTAAAAGAGTGTGGCTCCCCAGCGCTTGATGCAATATTCCATCTTTGCGAACAGCACGCCGCCCGGATCCGGACCATCCGTCTGGGTCGTAGTTCCCAAATCGAACGTCTGCGGGCGCAGGCAAAAGCCAATCCGAAATCCCGCGTCGACGAACTTCGCTACGAATTGATCGAGTACGCCGCGCAGCTCGGGAGCGCAGAGTTCCGCCTGCATCGGATCGCCGATGTAAGCCGCATCCCACTCCTGGCCTTCCAGATCCCAGAAGATCCCTCCCTGGGCCCCGACGCGCGTCATTTCCGCGATGGCTCCATCCGCATACGAAAGCAGCATCGCCTCAAATGCCTGAACTCCCGCCGGAGTGGTCACATCTACCTGAGTCGATGCCGTGAACCAGCCGCGCGGATTCTTCGGGAGAATCGGACGGTGCCGGGACGTCATGTTGAGCGCTGCGATGGGCTTGTTGCTGAAGGTGAGAGGCGGGTACGCCTTTGCATAGAGTTTGAAGATGTCGCCACTCAACCGCGCTTCGGTATTCCCCGCATCCCCGAACCGCAGCGAGATCGAGTATCGATCCGTGATGCCCGGAGCTATAGGGCGAGGAGTCGGAGGCCAGTTCTTGCTGACCGTGTGCGCCGGATCGGTGCTCAACATGACGAACCATTTCGCTTTGGCGGGATTGGTGGCGGGCCAAAGCCCGACGGCCAGGGGCTTCACCACGTCCTCATTGACCACAGCCAGGGCCCCGGAACCATAGTCCACAAATACCGAGCTGGGGGCGTCGAGGTTAAAGCCGACCCTCTTGAAGTTCTTATCCACCGGCGGAGCCGGGCACTGCAGCGCCAGCAGGTAAAGCCAGATGTGGGTGATGGTCTCATCTGACGTATTGCTGATACTCACGTCGATGTGCAGGGTGTCCGCAACGGCTGTGTAAGTCACCACCGCCATGCCCCAGGGGAAAGTTTCGATTACGTTGTTCGCCACCGGATCGGTGACGGTCTTAGGCTTCAGTACCCCGCGCGACGTTTTACCCGCCGCATCCGTGAGGATCAGATCCACAAAGGTGGGCGGATAATTCGATTGGGCCAGCAGGTCCGTGCCATCGTACGCGAGCGCTGTCAGGCCCGAAGCGCCCATCGTAAGAGTGACGGCCATGAGAACTCTATGTGAAAGCGACGGCGACTGACGCCACAACGAGCCACTTACCGCCGAAGGCCTGCAAACTCAGCGTTGCGCCTGCAAATGCGGCAAACGTCGCCACGTTGACCGCTGCCGTTCCGGTCTGTAAAAGTCCCGTTGCAGTCAACGTGTGCGAAAAGGCTGTACCACTCGTGATCGTGATCCGGACTCCGTTATCGGACGCGAGCGGCGCCGCCAGAGTCAGGAGGGTCACTCCCGCATTCGTAATGACATACGATGCCGATGGACGGACAGGAACCGCGCCCGAGGCTGTGAGAGCCGTAAGAACCGTGCCGCCGTTCGGACCGATCGCGTAAATCACCGTGCCGTCGGGCTTGCTGATTTGAAAAGCGTTGGCGGTCTGGGCTACGGGAATCTGGATGTCGAGCCCGACGTCCGTCCCGGCGCCGATCACGAGTGGATCGTTGCCCGTCGAGCCCGCGCCGCGCAGGGTTACGACGGTCGGACCTTTGAACCGGGTTGGTTTGGAGCTGCTGCCGCGCTGTGCCATAGGTTTCCGTTACGAGCTGGGAGCGCCGCAGACGCCGTAGAAGCCATTGAACCCCAGACTGAACCTCATCCAGCCAGCGGTTTTGACGCTGCGGCTGTTGAAGTCGATGTCATGGACAGTGTTGAAAGGCTCCCGCGTGTAGAAGCGGATTTCGGTGTCGGCGACGTTGCCCTGGATGAACCAGGCATCGGGATCGGTCAGGTAGTCCCAGACGATCCACGAGTCAAACGAGGGCATCCCGGAGCGCCGTTTGAAGGCGTTGATTGCGCGGTTCGCGGTGTCGGGACGGGTATCGCCGCCCAGCAGTTCCGCGCCGATGAATTCGAGATTCTGGGGGAAGATGGCCTGCTTCGGCGGAATTCGGATTCTCTTTCCCCTGTGATCGACCGTCGAGCGCATCAGGGTAAGCATAAGCTGCATACTCGTGACGTCGGGATCGGTTGCGTAAGCGAGCCGGTTCGATTGTGTGCCGCCGCCGATCAGGGGATGAGCGACCGAGAACAGCGGAACGCCGTCCGGCCCGTTTGCCGCCGTGAAGCCGGTATTGAAGGTCCCCGCCGCCGTGACTTCCTTGGTCTCTTTGGCGCTTCGTCCGAGTTCGGTTGCGAGCTTTCTGACGACCCCGAATTTGTCATCGTCCATGGCAACCTTGGTGACGCGGAAGCCCAAACTGTACTGGGCGTGCACGTAGGTCTTGTTGAACCCCGGCAGAGCTTCGTCGTAGCGCGTGTCGCCGCCCTCCGGAGTAACGGCCATCTGGGCGAAGCCCGTTACTTCCGTGGTCTGCTCAATCGAGCGCGAAGACGATTCCATGCGATAAATCTCGGAAAACTCGTCCGGGAATTCCGAATACTTCGTCATCACAACTTCGTCGATGGCCGGAAGCATCGATTGCAGGTACAGATCCGGAAATAATGTGCGAATGAACATGTGAGTTCCTGTTAAACCGTTTAGATACCCGCGCTGCCCTGAGCGCTGAAGTGCTTGTTGATGGTGACTTCCAAAATCGCGCTGTCGCCTTCGACGTTGGGCGAGATCATGGCGATTGACCGGATGCGGAAATCGAGGCCCGCTCCTGCCGCGATGGTGGCCGAGTCGATGGCCATGCGGGACATCTTCGTCAGAAGGTTGCCCGCCTGGGTGAGACTCAGATTCGCGTTCTTGCCGGCATGCAGGGCGGTGGTGACCGCAACACCTGTCTTTGCCTGCGCCAAAAACACTACGTCCAGCTCGTCAGAAACCGAATGCACGGAGAGAGTCGAAGCCGCGCCGAACCCGATGCTCGATCCAAGATAGAGAGTCGTTCCAGGTGTCGCCGTGTACGCCGTCTGGATGGTCGGAAGGTTATAGTTCGGAGCTTCGGCAAGCACCGCCGCGCCAACCACCTTCTGGACGACATCGAAGCTGAACAGCGGATTCACGTCCGTGGCGGGCTTCGCATACTGCACCACTGAAAACGGACTGCCTCCCGAACGAATGATCGGCCGGAAGCCGAAGGGATTATTTGGATTTGCCATGATTGCCTGTTACCTTCACCTTTGTCTTTCGACCGAAAAGCCGGTTTCGCGCGATCTTCCTAAATAGGAAGCCGTATCCGCCGGGTTATCGAGATCTCCCGCGGCGTTCGAAGAAAGGGTCTCGCCCTGCCGGAGCACTGAAATGCCCGACTTGCCGCCATCGTGAATAGCCCGGGCGGCCGAGTCCTCGAACTGCTCGCCCGATTCCCGCACTTCCTGATCGCTCTTATCCGCGTAGAAGCGGCGCCGGGCATCCGCCATGCGCTGCGGGATTTCTCCCATGATGAGCGTGCCCACTTTCACCGGATCGCCCTTCTCGTCTTTCACGATCACGTAGCCGCGCATCCCGAGAACCCCGAGACATCGTTCACTGAGGAACTTCGCCGCCATGCCCGGCGTGCCGTAGCGTTCTACAGCTTCCTCCATCGGCTTCGCGAAGATCATCGCGTCCGAGCGATCGGCTTCCACTTCCACCGTTCGCTGCGGGATCTTCAGCATGCGCTCACGGAAAGCGCTGGCCACCGACTCGACCCCGAAACGCGAGATCGCGGCCCGCAGTCCCTTTTGCATGATCGGGTCCGGAACGGCTTTGTCTTCTTTGAGCAGGATCGTTTCGGCCGTCGCATTGGCATACTCCTCGAGGCCGATCAGTTCAATCGCGGCTTTCATGGCCGGGCAGGTTACGAGTAGCGGATCCGGACCATAGACGATGCGGGAGTAAGTCGGGATCGCGTCCCCGAAGGTCTTGCGGTCCCATTCGTCGCTGAGAAAGTCCGCGGCATTGTCCGCGGTGGGTTCCGGGTCCTTCATATCGAGCCCGAGATCGTTCGAGAGAGTCTGTTCCGCCTGCTTCTGATCGAGCCGCGCCTGCCGATCGGCGAGGATGCGTTTATTGGCGAGTTCCGCCGGATCGGCGGGGGCTTTCGAGAATCGTCCGTTTACGCGAGAGGCCATAGGTTATCTGCCACTCTTAATCGACACGCCGGCCTTCGCGCGTTTGGCGTAGGCTTCATGCGAGATGCCCATGGCGTCGGCAATGTGCTTTTGCTCCGAGGTCAGGTCTTCGTCGCCTTCGTCGGCCTGAGCTGAGGGTCTGCGTCCGCCGCCTTCGCCTGCCTGAGCGGCGACACGGGCCAGCCGGTCAGCTTCTTTTTCGGCTTTGGTCTGTTCGGCTCCAGGGAGCTTGATCTTGCCGGAGCGAATGAATTCGAGTTCGGTCTGCTTTGCGGCAAGCTCCATGGCGAGCGGTTGGGGAGTGCCTCCTTTGACCAGGTTCCCGTAGGTGACGGCAGTCGCCTTGAAGAATTCCGAGTCCTTCTTCTTCAGGTCGGGGTACTCGGTAATCAGCTCCTGCTCTTTGGTGAGCGATGCCGCGCGGGTGTTGATGAGCGCCTCTACCTTGTCGATCTTCACAAAGCCGCGTTTCTCGGCCATCTCGTCGAAGCCCTTGCCTCCCTTTGTGGTTATCACTTCGAGGATGTCGGTGTCGTCTTCGGGATCGGCCGCTTTCACGGGAGCCGGGGCAGCTTTCGCCTTGTCGGCCCAATACTGCGCTGTCCGCTGGCCTTCGGCCACTTGTTCTTTGAGTTCGTCGATCTGCCGCTGGAAAGCCGCCGCGTCTATCGGGGGCGCAGCGGCTGCAGCGGGCGGTGAACCGGCGGGAGAATCGGCAGCCGGTGTTGCAGGAGTGGCGGGGGTGGGCGTCATA